CACAAAAATTATATTAAAAATGGCAATTTTAACATGTACAGGAACTTTGCTAGAAAACACGGATTTTTATTGGATAAAAATATGCCATGGAGATTGATAGCTGATATTACAACCATTGAAATGAAGAAATATATGTCCAATGCAGGAATTTCAACAGAAGATTTGTTTGAAAAATATTATGAAAAATCACATCACCACGATATTCAAACCTTAAAGGTTGAATTATATGAATTCTATAAACAGTACGTTCAGGTGTATCCCACTTTTCAGCGGGTAACACCAACACGTCATTCAACAAAAGTTTGTTTAATAAAAAGAGAAGCAATATCTAAAGCAGAATTCGAAAAACGATATGATATGAATTTTTGGATCAAACTCTACTTGTATTTACGCACTAAAGAGAGTAATCTCAATATGGGAAAATCGCAATTTGATGCAAAAATGCGCCATGCCCAAAAACTTTTTCAATATAAGGGCTTGACAGAAGCCACTGATTATATTAACATGGAGATTAGAAGATTTACGGAAAGAACCTTCGAAGGCGAAGGAACTAAGCCGGGTGGATATAAATTTACATTCTAAAGGAATTTCATGTTATTCCAAAGTTTAGACGACAAAAAGAGGTGCATCGGAGTTTATTGTGATGGAAAGCTTTCTTTTGAACCAAAATACAAAGAGCTGTCAAAAACATGGAACTATTCTCCGTCTTTTAGAGGTATGCCAATAGAATATGCTGCACTTTACTGCAATGGTAAAAATTTAGATCAAGTATGTCCTGAATTCTTAAGACAAGACTGGTTGAGAATTAGTAGTAAGTTACGTGCCTTTATAACATCTTTCAATGAAGCAAAAATTGATTTGGATGATAATTGCTTTTTTGATCTCGTACCACAGAAATTTTTATTAGAATTATGTGAGATCAAAAACAAAATTACAAAACACGTATTCGAAAATTATCCTCGGCCAAAAAATTACGATTTTTTTCATGAATTGGCACAATTGGTTGATGACATTTCGAACAATAAGCTAAACATTGACATATCGGTGCTCAAAAATAAAATGGCAGAATTTAAGGTACGACAATTTACTAAGAAAATTAACAATACGAATGCATGCATTAAGTATAATATTTTTGGTACAAAGACTGGCCGCCTAACAACCAAGAAAAATAGCTTTCCCATTTTAACCTTGGATAAGAGTTATCGCAGCATTTTGAAGCCAAATAATGATTGGTTTGTTGAATTAGATTTCAATGCGGCTGAGTTAAGAACTCTTCTAGGTCTTTTGGGAAAAGAACAACCTAAAGGCGATTTACATGAGTGGAATATGAAAAATGTGTATAAGAATACTCTAACAAGAGAAGAGGCAAAAAAGAGAATATTTGCATGGCTTTATAATTCGAACTCCAAAGATTCTCTTTCAAATCGCACATATGATCGCAAAGAGATTCTAAAAAAGTATTGGGATGGTAGCAAAGTCAAAACCCCATTTCATAGAGAGATAGACTCAGATGAATTCCATGCTTTAAACTACATTATTCAGAGTGTCACTAGTGATTTGATCTTAAGACAAGCTATTAAAGTTGATAAACTACTTAAAGATAAAAAAACCAATATTGCTTTTATGGTTCATGATTCGATTGTGCTTGACATGGCCAAAGAAGATGAATATTTAATAAATGGTATATTTAAAACTTTTGCAAATACTGAATTGGGAATATTTAATACTAGCGTCACCGCCGGGAAAAATTTTGGAGAATTAACAAAACTATGGATACACTTATAGGACTAGGGAAGGCTGGCTGCAACATTGTAAAGGAATTCTCTCAACACTCACAATATCGTTGTTATTATATTGATAGTGAAGAGAGAAAGGAAAACAATTTTCTTTTTGTGCAAAAACAAAAAGACTGTGAAGAACATGAAAACAATCCACCTTCTCTAGGGGGATTTTTTGATAATGTAAGTGATGATGTACTTTTCATCGTCGCTGGTTCAGGTGCTATCCCCGGCCTTTCTCTTAGAGTCTTAGAAAAAATTAAAGATAAAAATCTTAATGTATTATATATCCAACCCGATTTGCAGCTTTTAGGTGAGCTTGGAAAAAAGCAAGAAAGATTAACATACCAGATTCTGCAACAGTATGCACGCTCTGGGCTTTTTAATATGCTGTATCTTATATCTAATCCGACTTTAGAAAAAATTATTGACAAAGTATCAATCATAAACTATGATAAACAATTAAATCAACTAATCGTTGCAACGATTCACATGATAAATGTTTTTAACCACACCAAATCTGTTATGAATACATTTGATGAACTTCCCGAGACAGCGCGGATTGCGACAATCGGAATTGTTAATATAAAAGAAAATGAACAAAAGTTGTTTTTTCCTCTTGACAGTATACGAGAAATGCGATATTATTATTCTATAAATCGGGAGGAGCTAGAAAAGGAAGGAAGTCTTCTCTCAAGTGTTAAACAATATATCAAAGAAGTATCGAGTGATAAAACACGAGCTAGCTATGGAATATACACATCCAATTATAAACAAAATTATGGATACGCTATTGCATATAGTTCAGAGATACAAAAGTGAATTTTTTGTTTGACAAGGTGAAAAAAGTGTGTTATATTGAGTGTACAAAAACTAATTGCAAAAGGAGAAAATAATGGCAATTGATATGAATAGAATGCGTGAGCGAAAGCGAACGATTGATAGTCGCAATAGCGGCAATGTTAACGGTGTGAATTTCTGGCGTCCTCAAGATGGGGAACAAGTAATTCGCATTGTACCTACACAAGATGGAGATCCCTTTAGGGATTATTGGTTCCATTACAATGTGGGTAAAAATGCTGGCTTTTTGAGTCCAAAGAAAAACTTCGGAGAAGATGATCCACTTGATCAATTTGTTCGTCAGCTTTTCAATGAGGGCACAGATGAAAGTCGTACAATGGCTAAGGATCTTATGGCCAAACAGCGATTTTTTGCGTCAGTAGTTGTACGAGGCGAGGAAGATCGTGGCGTTATGGTTTGGGGCTTTAGCAAAACGGTTTATGAAACTCTTCTTAACCTTGTGTTAAATCCTGAATATGGAGATATTACTGATCCTGATTCTGGTACTGATTTGCTGCTTTCTTACGGAAAGCCCGCAGGACAGACTTTCCCCGTGACCAAGATCACTCCTCGCCGTCGCTCCTCACCTCTATGTGGCGACAACATCGATGAGGGATATTGTGCTCAACTGCTTGATAGCGTTCCTGATATGACAAATCTTTTTGAGCGTAAGACCTCAGAAGAGGTTGGTCGTATGTTGGACGAATTTCTTTCCGGGGACGATGCTGCCGAGTCTTCTTCTAGTGAAGTGCGCTATAATGATAGCGCAACTAAAACAGAAGATAGTGCTAACAGCGTCGATCAAGCTTTCGAGGAGTTGCTTGGTTAATATTGGGGGGCGCAATGCCCCCCTCTTTGATTTTAAATAAAAAGGTGAAAATATGGCTAAGGCTAAATTAAGAAAGGTAGGTCGCCTTTCACCCGCAGAGATGCGTTCAATGATTAATAAGAGCACTGGAATGAACGTTGCTCACGACCTCAATAAGGCTAACCCAACTGAAGTTATAGAGTGGATTCCAACTGGTTCTAGATGGCTAGATTCAATTATTTGTAGAGGTAAGTCAGCAGGTATTCCTGTTGGAAAAATCGTAGAAATTGCCGGTCTAGAATCCACCGGCAAATCTTACATGGCAGCACAGATTGCCGCCAATGCTCAAAAGATGGATATGGATGTGGTTTACTTTGATTCTGAGTCAGCTATCGATCCTCAATTTTTGGAGAAAGCTGGCTGTGACTTAGATACACTCTTATATGTACAAGCAATGAGCGTTGAGATGGTACTGGAAACCATTGAGAGCCTTATGGGAAGCAACGACAATAAAATGCTTTTTGTTTGGGATTCACTAGCCTTTACCCCCAGTATGTCTGATATAGAGGGTGATTTTAATCCGCAGTCATCGATGGCAGTTAAGCCTAGAATTTTATCGAAAGGATTTTCTAAGTTAAATATTGAAATTGCCAATAGGGGCTGTACTCTTTTAATTTTGAATCAATTGAAAACCAACATTACTTCGAATATTGCAGAGGCAATGACCACCCCCTATTTCACTCCTGGTGGCAAAGCCGCAACTTATGCTTATTCCCTGAGAGTTTGGCTTACTGGTAGAAAAGCAAAGAATAGTTTTGTGTATGATGATAAGGGTTTTGTGATTGGCAATGAAGTCAAGGCAAAAATCGAAAAGAGTAGGTTTGGAACACAAAGACGAACTTGTACATTCAGAATTTTATGGGGAGATTCTGTTGGTATTCAAGACGAGGAAAGCTGGTTTGAAGCAGTTAAAAGTTCAGAATATTTAACTTCATCGGGTGCATGGTATACTTTGACTTATGAAGACGGAACTGAAGAAAAGTTTCAGCCTTCAAAGTGGATGGAGAGGATGGCGGACGAGAAATTCCATAGTCGAATTCTTGAACTCATGGATGAGGAAGTAATTCTTAAATTTGATAAAAGAGAGGGCGATCCTGAAAAGTTCTATAATGTAGATGAGGGAGTAGAAAAAGATTGACATTTGACCCTCGATCTTTTATCATAAACTTATGGGTTTTAACAAAGGAAAAGACAAGTTTGTACAGCTAGCTAAGAGAGCGGCTTTGCAAGGAAGCTATGGTGGCTACAAACATGGTGCTGTTCTGATAAAGGGTGGCTCTATAATAAACATATCTCACAATAAAGATAAATTTTGCTCCTTTGGCAGCAGATTTAGAAAACGTAACGAGGGGACAGCCACCCTTCATGCTGAACTTGGTTGTATCCTAAATCTAGATAGAAACCTTACCAGTGGCACTACAATTTATGTCGTGCGTGTAAACAGAGAGGGGCATTTTAGGATGTCTAAACCATGTTCTATGTGCCAAACAGCGTTGCAGCATGTGGGTGTAAAGAAAGTGTTTTATTCTAATGAAAGGGGCGAAATAGATTCGTATAAATTATGAAAAGAATATTGTTAATTGAT